TTATAAAGAAAAAACAGTAGGCGAAGGCGATGATGCTAAAACCTACTCTGCATCAAACATTGGTACAGTAGGTTTAGACGCACCAGATTCTGATAACTTTACAGCTTATGACGATATTAAAGAAGACGATGTAAAAAAATGGGTAGAAGCTAAAGTAGGTACAGATAGGCTTGCAGATATTGAAACAGGTTTAGATGCACAAATTGCAGAACAAGAAACACCAACAAAAGCAACTGGTAAACCTTGGTAATCTAATGTTTTTATTACTGTGGATAAAAAAGAAAGGCTGGTAAGATGGCTAAGAACTTAAAAAATGTAAACCTTAATGGATTAAGTGCAATGCAAAAAAAACAAATGCAGAAACACAAAGTTCATCACACTAAAAAACACTTGTCAATGATGGCTTCTGAGATGAGAAAAGGTAAAACTTTTAAGCAATCACATAACAAGGCACAAAAAGCAGTTGGCAAGTAATGATTGAAACGTACGCTGAATACGGTGCTATTGGAGTTATTGTATCATTATTTGTAATGATGATAGTTAACCTAATGAAAAGTCAAAAGGCTCAAAACGAAGACTTAGACGGCATACGTCAAGCTATAGCAAAAATGGAATCTACTATCAAGAACGTAGAAGGCATTACTATTAAGCTTATAGAGCGTTGGAATAAATCTGATGATACAGGACAAAGACATAGGGAAGATATTGTAAAAGAGTTAAACGACGTAACTGATGATTTAGCCTACTTAAAAGGGCGTATCAATGGAAAGGCAAGCTAAGGCAATGATAGACTCAACAAAGGCTGTTTTAAATGGGGCAGTAGGTGTAGGAGTATGGTGGACAAATCTTCCTATGATGCTACAAATGGCGGTTTCAGTTGCAACTTTAGTATATTTAATAATAAAAATAAAAAACGAAATAAGGAGCTAATATGCTACAAAAAATGGTTATGGAATATCTTTTTAACGAAGATAACAAACAAAAAGTAATTGACGAATTAAACAAGAATGTAAACATTCCTATTATCAACGAAGATACAGAAGAGAAGATTATCTCTGCAATTTATGAAGTCTTTGAAGATGTAATGGGTAAAGTTTTAAATAAGTAATGCCTAGGTTTAGCAGTAAAAGTAAATCAAAGTTAGACACTTGCGATAAAAGGTTAGTAAAACTTTTTAAGGAGGTAGTAAAAAAATATGATTGCACGATTATTGAAGGCCATAGGGGCGAAGAACGTCAAAACGAAGCTTACCGTAAGGGCAATAGTAAAGTTAAGTATCCTAATGGTAAACACAATAAGAATCCGAGTATTGCTGTGGATGTTGCGCCATACCCGATAGACTGGACAGACAGAGATAGGTTTCACTATTTTGGTGGATATGTGCTGGGTATTGCAAGTCAGATGGGATTAAACATAAGATGGGGTGGAGACTGGGACCAAGACACACAAACCAAAGACAATCGTTTCGATGACCTTGTACACTTTGAAATAAAAGACTAATGCCAAAACAGTTCTTAAAATTATCGGATTTTTCAGGCGGCATTAATACAAAGTTTGACGCTAGAGATATAAGAGATAATGAAATTACCGCAGTCAGTAATATGCAAGTACATAGACAAGGACAGGTTTTTTCATCTACTGCATCGGCAGCCGAAACCAGCAGGTCGGCAGGAAGCCTTACAAGTGGATATGGTTCATTTTTATTTAAAGCTGATAACGATTTAAGTAACAATGAAAAATCAATAGAGTTGTTGGCTCTTGCAGACGTAGCAGAAGGTCAAGTAGATATAATAGAAGACCCGTTTAATACTATAAGCGCAAGAGATAATTCTAATCATTTGAATACTATTGACTTAGGAACTAATCACGCTGGAGGTGAACAGAATTATTACTATGCTAATGGAGCTTTAAGAGTATTAGACTCTGAAACAGGACAGACAGGGAATGAGGCTTTTTGGTATGGGCATATAGACAGAACAGGCACAATTCCCGGAGGAGCTGTTAATACATGGGTAGGAGTTGTTAATAATTTAGCTGCACCTACAGCAGGAAACATTACTGAAAGTGGTAGTGCTAACTACGCAGTAATAAATAATGGTTTTGATTTAGACATCACAATAGAATCTACAGATGCTGATGGTTTATGGGAAGCTACTACATACGAGTTAGCTTCTTCTTTTGTATACGAAGGAAATCAAGAGTCACTATTATACATATATTCTGAATCAGTAACCATGGGTATAAGTCAATATTTTACAAATGTATTGCTAGGTTTGGTCAGAGGAACTGGAGCAAGTAACAAGCGAATAAAAGGTGGCAGAATATACATACGGAAAAAGGACAGTACGGATTTATTCACTTTGTTTTTAGACGCAGATTTTGAGCGAGGTGTTCGCAAAAGTATGGGTGACGAGTTTGTTGCTTTTACAAATGGTGGTAGTGGTGATAACTTTGTAAATACTTCTGGTATAGAAATAAAAGGTCCCAGTATAGATACATACGAATCATTAAATGGATTTAGTCATGATGTAGGGCATTTATCTTTTGGTGAATCAGCAGGTTTGTTTTATAAAGACGTAACAGTTTGCAACCAAAGAGCGTTTGTATGTAATGTAAATTATTTTGTAGAGTCCGGGTCTTCTTCTAAAAAGTTAATGCCAGACCGTATCTTGTATACTCCGATAGGAAAATACGACACATTCCCTCCCAGCCAATTTATTGATATAGGTATTAACGATGGGGAAGACTTTACAGCTATAGAATCTTTTGGAACTAAAATTTTAGCTTATAAACAAAGTACATTATACATAATAGACGTAACTTCACCAAGTGAAAACGGTTGGAGATTAGAGTCTACGTTAAACGGATTAGGTGTCGAGCAGCCCGCAGCGGTAGTAAAAACTGAGTTTGGTATATGTTGGGCCCGTAAAACTGGTATTTATATTTGGTCACCATCTAGTGGCGTTGTTGAGATATCAAAAAAATTAGATAAAAACTCTCAGCCTATGACAGGTCTTACTAACCCAGCAGTTGGTTATTATCCACCAGATTCACAATTAATTATAATCCAAAATTGTAGCGCATCTTCAGACGCTCTTATTTACGATTTTGAAACAAAGTCTTTTACAGAGCTAGGCTCTTATACATCGGCGGCTGTAACTAATCTACAAAACAATCAAGATAACTGCATTTGGTTAGAAGGTAATAATGTTAGAAAATATTCCTCGGCTCAAGGCGCAACAGTCTGGTCAATGGAAACAAAAGATTTAGATTTTGGAAATCCAGCTGTCGTAAAAAGACCACAAAAATTAATAGTTAGCTACTCTACTTCCTCTGGAGCTACTGTAACTACAACAATCTTTAAAGACGGAGATGGTAGCGCTGATGCTTTGGATGCTTCTACTTGGGCAACAGCTGCAAATAGCGGTGTAAAGACAATAGACTTATTAGGGGTTGGTAATGTAAACAGTTTAAAGTTTAAATTTACAGGTGCATCCTCTAGTTATAAGATAAATGACATTACTATTGTGTATAGAACAATATATAAACAAGCTGCTACAGGTGTAAATTAATATGGCTATATCTAAGTCTAACGTAAAAGCGGCTGAACAAAGAAGCTTAGGTGAAAACTCTGCAAATAGTAGGGTTAAAAATAGGATAGGCGGATGGGAAAGTACACCATCTGGATTAAAGCATGGCACAGTAGAAATATTGTCTTCTGGTGGCAAAGAGCGTATAAAAGTATCTAGTCCAAGGCAAAAAATATCAGCAACTTTAGATGAGGATTTAACATCTGGTGAAACAGATGTAGATGTTACTGATGCAACGCAAGTTACTAAAGGAGATATTATTGAAATTGACACAGAAAAAATGTTGATACAAAGTATATCGAGCAACACGTTAACTGTTAGAAGGGGTGTGAATGGCACTACAGCTGCTACACATAATGACGAGGCGGAAATACATGTCCTAAATCCTAAAAAACCAACTAGGTTTACAGAGCTGTCATCTGATTCTTTAACATTTAATAGAGATGGTTCTACTTTTAATTACCCCAAACAAATGCAATTTATACCAGCATCTTCTTTGACATTTGGTTCTCCTTTTACTTTTTCTCCTAACTTTGCAAGTTATGATGATGACCAATATGATGTTTTATTTATTTTAAAGGATATGCAAACTTATAGTGTAGAAGCTTCTGATGAAGGTAGTGCTCAATCTTTGCAGTTATTTGCAAGTAACAAGACGGGGTTAGGCTTTACGCCTACCGCAAACATATTTGTAGGTAGTGTGTTAAGCAGTTCTACAGTTACATCTTTTGATGATTCAGGAGCTGTTTTTGGAGGCGCAACATTAACAACACCTTCTAATAGCACTGATAAAAATGATGATAATGATGCTTTTCATGACCACGCAACAGCAGGCGTAGTTTCTCTAACTATAACATTTACACTTACATACTCATCTGTTGTAGATAAAGATGATGATATGACCGTCGAAGGATTTATAAGGGCGGGAACCTCAAATGGAAGCAATGCGTTTTCTGCAACAAACTACGAGCAATTAGCGTTTAGCGATACAAGAGAGACTGGATTTGGAGCGGGAACTAGAACTAAAACAAAAAGTTTTACATTTGGAGATGCTCTTGGGGACCCAGCAAGAGTTGTTTTGACAATTACAGATTTTAATGTTACTGGAGGTAGTTCTGCTTCTATTGCAGCTGCTATCACGTCAATAACATACACTACTTCTAGTGGAACAACACGTTCTATTACGGGTGCAAACAAAGCGGATGCTATAGTTATAGCAAGATAATTAATGACATTTATTAAAGATTAAAAGAGAATATTATGGCAAACAGTTTAATGGAATTATATGGCGGTGGTATGGTAGGTAACCGTACTAATTATCAACTTGGTGGTAGAATTGCTGCCTCAAGAAGACGTAGAGATTATCAAGGGGAAATGAGAGAGCTAGATAGAGCCGCAAGAGAAGCTCAACGCAAGCAATCAAGGGCTAGTAGCTTAGGTAATATTCTTAGTAAAGTTGGCGGGTTAGCTGGAAGTCTTATTCCTATACCGGGTGTAGGCACAGCTGTAGGTGCTGCTTTAGGTTCTGCTATTGGCGGTGGGCTAGGCAGACTAGCTGGAGAAAGCACATATCAAGGTACAAAAGTACAAGGTGGTAAATATGCACGAGAGAGCAGAGAGAACTTACAGGGAAGTGTTGATGATTATAAAAGCAGTATAGGTGAAAGAGCTCTTGGTCAAGGGCTTAGAAGTGGCTTAGGTACTTTTATATCTGCTGGCGGTATAGGCGAAACAAAAGATTTCTTAGCTAGAAGATATGGCGTTGACTCAAAAACAGGAAAATTAAACAAACTTGGTAAAGCATTTGCAGAAAAAGTTACAGAGCAAGGAATGGCGGATAATCCGTTTTTAGCTACAGAGGGATTGGAAGAATTAACAGATGAGCAATTATTAGATTTTTTACCAGCTAATCCAGATTACAATCCTTTGCCTACACCGGTACGACCCGATGTACCTATGGACTTTGGTGACTTATCTATAGACACTGTTTCTGATATGCCTTTAAATGTTATTTCAGATACGCCATTAACA